CTTGATAAACCTACGGGTGTACCCTGTAGGCATGACGCCCTCCTCTTAATCGTCCCACTCATCTAAGACAGAAGATAGGTCTTGCTTAGGGGCGGGCTCTTCTTTCTTAGACGCGCGTTTCACAGGCTCTTCAACTTCAACTTCAGGTTGAGCCTTAGGTTTGGCTTTAGGCTTCTCCTCTGCAACTTCTTCTGCGTCCCCAACATCTACTGCAATTGCTATTGGGGCAGACTTAACTACGTTGTCAGCTTGAGCGACTGTCATAATGATCGCTTTAATTGCGTCAGGTGCTTTACCTTGTTTGATTGCATCTGCATGCTCATCTGTTTCTAAGAAACGTACGGGCTTGAATGTAACCTTAGGTGTTGCACTGGCTGTATCAAAACGCATCTCAGTAACAACCGCAGTGATAGGTACACTTTTAGACCCAATCATTTTGGCGTACATCTCAAGAGGCCACTTACCTGATTCACCTTCACCAAATATTGATGTAGACGGTAAAGTGATTTGGAAAATGTCTCCCTTGATATCGTTATCAAGAACAACTGCTATACGGCGTGAGAAACGACAGGCGCGTGACTCACCTTGACCCGAACCTTTTACGTTTTGTGGGCATGAGAAACATGCTTTAGACTGGGGTTCAGTAGCAGATTTGTCTGGGGCTTCACCGTCAGCAGACCAGCAAGTAGGCGCGGTAACCTCACCCTTCTTATAAACACCTGTGTAGAACGTACGTGACACCTTAGGTGCAGCAGCTACGATAATTACGTTAAGTGTTCTTTCTTCTTTCTGTGCAACTTCTTTGCCGTTGACCATTAAACGCCATACGCCACCTTCGATTGAGATACGTTTGCCACCGCCACTACCGCTACCCATAAGGGCTCTAGTTGTAGCATCAAGCTCAGCTGTACGTAAGTGTGCGGGTAGGCCACCATCAAGAACTGATAAATCGTTACTCATTTCGTCTTCTCCTTAAGATTTACGACGTACAGAAACTGTATATGCTGCGTCCACATTTAAACCCGGTGGATGCAAATCGGGGTTCTCTTCTAAAAAAGTATCCATAGCTGCGTTAGAGATACGGCGTTGTAGTAGTGGAAAGGCATCGTTCTTCTTTATAAACTCGTAAAGCGAGCCCCAATCACTAGTCCAATAATTCTTTGTTGAGCGTCTAGTAACCGTGCCAAATTCGGTGCGTAGGCTTTCTACACCTGTCTCTTTACATATATCAAGTAACCTACCTTGAATAAGTTTTTGTTGCTCTTCAAGTTCCGTAGCCTTCTTTTCTAACTCTGATCTAGCATCGCGTATTTTAATATACGCTCTTACTAAACGATCTACAGGTACGTCTGTCATTTCTCTCTCCTTAGTATTAGATATAAATTTTAGTATTAAAACTTAACTTTGTCAATCCCCTTCTAAAATATTTTGATATAAGTCAATAACTCTAGTGTGTATGTCTACTTTATTTTCTAGCATCTTATACATTTTCTTTTCTACTGGCGATCCCTGTAGCCGTACTACAGTACATGGGTTTCGTTGACCTGCACGGTGCACGCGGGCATTCGCTTGCAGGTATGTTTCAACTGAAGTAATCGGGCCAAACCAAACAATAATATTTGCGGCTGTTAGTGTTACACCATGTGCTGCCGCTTGGGGTTGAATGACTAGTACCTTGGGGTCATCGTTTTCTTGAAACCGTTTAAAAATATCTGTGCGTTTAGTAGCTGATACACTCCCGTTAATAATCTCTGCAGTCACTCCGCTAGCAATTAAAGACTCTGTGATGATCTCAATAGTATGTCTAAACGGTGCAAATACTAACACTTTGTGCGAGGCTTCTTCGATAACTTCTTTTAGCTCTGCTATACGATTAGATGCATCGAACTTTACTACCTCTCCACTATCCGAGTAGACCGCACCACATGATAACTGCAACAACTTATTTAGGTTAGCTGCTGCGTTCACGGTTGTAATTTCTTCGCCCGCAGCTTTCGTAATCATTTCCTTGCGTATGATTTCATAGTACTTATATTGTTGAGCAGTGAGTGGTACTTCTCGAGTTGTATATGTAATCTCAGGTAGATCGAGGCATTCTTTTTTTGTAAAACGTATAGCAGGTTGTAGTACGTTATGCACAATAGTATTTGAATCGGGTTTAGGCGCCCATTTAAATTGAGTTACCTTGTGCATTACCATATCTCTGAATGAGCCAAAGAATTTAGGTACACCTGTTGGGTTAATAATTTTAGCCAGTCCGTACGCGTCTGTTGGGGATTGCGCTGCGGGAGTACCTGTTAGCATCCATACCCAAGTATCAGGTTTAATGACGGAGGCTAATGTTTTCCATCGTGTTGTGGATACCGTTTTGTATGCGTTGGCTTCATCTACAACAATTAGATCAAAATTATTTTCTTTTATTTCATCTTTTATAATGTTAAGCCCATCGTAATTACATATAACAAACTCAGCATCACCATTTACAATTTGTATGCGTTTCTCACGTGAGTGGCTATGGGCTACTGCACTGGTACGGTGTATTGCAAAACTAAACAAATCATTTTGCCATGCAGACTGCATGATAGATAACGGGCACAGCACTAACACCCTGCGTATTACTTTCTTTTTCATTAGGTAGTCAGCTGCCCATATAACGCTACCCGTCTTACCTGTACCTTGCTCACTAAAACAAAACGCTCTACGGTATAACGTCAAGAACGAAGCTGTTGTCTTTTGGTGATCAAACGGAGTGTACATGCCAGACCAACTGTAGTCTTTAAATATGGGGCTTGGCACATCTTTAATTCGTAGGTTCTTAAGTACCTGTGCTTCCTCTAGCCCCCACTTCACTAGCACTTCGTTATCCCCTACTTTCTTGGCTTTAGGTATCACCGTAGTTATTCTATCTGGGTTGCGTACCTTCAGTAACAACGCCTTGTTTTCTATGATTTCCAAACTCTTCTCCAATGGCTTAAAGGGCTAAACCATGATTTTGATTTAGCCTTCCAAGGGTTTTCGCTTTTGTGCGAATTATTTAATAGTATTACTTTTTATAACAAAGCCGTCAAGCTTTTTTCTTTTTGTAGTTACGAGCACGATTCTTAGCAGGTGATTCTAGTTTTACCCCATCTTTATTAGAACCGCCTTTAGACAGAGCTTTTACGTGCGATACATCTTTACCTGTTCTATCTACACCTTCTTTGTCTAGCTTACGCCTAGCACGTTGGCGCTCCATTCTATTATCATGTTCCCCGCGGGCTACTTGCTTCGCGTATTCGTCTTTGTATGGTCTTGGTTTATTTACGTACGGCATGGTGTACCTCGTTTAAGTTAGTGATTCCTGCCATTATGTTCACAATCCAACACAGGGCAAAAGTTACGGCATGTGAAGTTTGGTTTTTTAATCCAAACATTATTTTTAAGGGCACCTTCTAACTGCTTAGTGCCTGTTATCCAACTGTTCCATAGAACACTTTGTTCTTCTTGGTGGTAGTCATGCTTAACAAACTGTTCTGAAACAACAAATAATAAGCCGCCTTTAACGCGCTTGACTTGCGGGAAGTGCTTAAACACCGCTAAAGACAGAATCTCTAACTGAGCAGTGTCCGCGTACTTTGCACTCTTTCCAGTCTTGTAGTCAACAACATAAGCTGTATCATCTTGCAAAATAATTAAGTCCGCAACCCCCCGCCACCACACCTCAGGGTCATAAAAACCACAAGGGCTTAGGTCATATTTTAACCCTAGCTTACTCTCACACAACTTCTCACCTGCAATTTTATTAAGCCTGTCTAGCGTGGGTACTATGAAGTCATATTTCTTTGGGACTGGGGTGCCTTTGCCTATGTAATCCTCAGCAGCTTTATGCACCTCTAACCCATACATGACAGCCTCAGTCTGTTTCTCCACAATATCTTTTACGATACGTATCTTGTAATACTTATGTGGGCACTGTTTAAACAAACCCAGTGATGAATACGACCAAGTGTAATTACTCATGTGCAGTCCCAATTAAAATATAGCTTGTATTTTACCCGTAAACCCCATTGCTTACCCAATTCCAGTACTGTCTGTTTACTGCGCATTGTTCTTTAAAGGAACGTTTCGGGACAAGCGCTTTTGCTAGTTCTTTCGTATGGGCGATTAATTTTTTTGTCTCTTCGGAATCTCCTAAAATTTTAGGCCGGGCTTTTTTCCCGGGTTTGTCATTAACATCAGGCCCTTCTGCATACACAGTAGCTAACCCCCCATCTTTTGTAGCTACCCGCCCGCTTGCATGTATTAAATTTCTAGTACGTAAGTAAAATAACGCACGTCTAACAGGGTTTACAGTAAGTTTAGTTGTCTCTATTATCGTCGCTATGGTTACCCCGTCTGTAGCCTCCATAATTACTTTGGCTACATCCCCACGGGACTTTGGTTTTTCAGTGCTAATACTTTGTAAAGTTGGAGCTGTGTACGAATCAATAAATTCTTTTTTCATTTTATACCCCCTCCTTTAGCTAGCCCTTGTAAGTACCCAATCTCAAACACACGGCGCATTGTAAGCATTGCAAGTTCCTCTTTGGACATACTTGAAATAAACATAACTGATTGCTTTATAGCCTCTATACGCATTTTAGCTAATTGATTGTTTTCATATTGATACCATACCTCTTCTTCATCTGGCGTTGTAGGGGGATCAAAATTTAGGTCTAGTTGTGTACATGTCATGCGTTTATCTCCTCTAGTCGGCGCATTGTTTCTTCAATGCTTTCGTAAACGCCTAAGTCCATATCAAAAATGTCTTTCACTTCTTGCTCAGTTAAGCCTACCCATTTGGGCTTTGGTTGGGCTGTAAACAAAGGCACGTCACCATATGCAGGGTAAAGCCCAAGGCTAGTATTCCACTCTGTCGCCCCGTCTTGTTTAACCGCCAGCATATAACCAAGCTCTCTATCTTTTATAAAAGATACTGGTTCGTTTTTTACGTTCATCTCAAGCTCCTGTTTTGATTTGTTTAGGCTCTACGTCAATCAACTCCCAACCACCTGCCTTAGTAAGCATTCGGTTTGAGGTAATTGCTAGGGCTTTCATACGTGTGTCAGCTTGTTGTGCGTCAATGATTCGTGTTGCCGCGTTTAGGGCTACCTTAGCGCTTTCTAAATCAACGCTATTATTAATAGCCGCGGACATAAGCGTAGCTAAGAACCCTATTAACTGTTCTGTTGATTGGGGGGCAACAGTTTTGTTATCACCAAACCCTAATTTATTGACGTTTGTAGTGTTTTGCATAACCCTTCTCCTTTAGTATTCCAATAGTTTCTGTGGCAATAATCCATGCTTCAAACGAGTGCCCTTCAGGTTGATATTTCCGTTTACGTAAAGCTCTTAATTTAATATCCCTATAATGCGCGGCTCGAACAATAGCAGTCATGTGCTCGGCATCTAGCATTTGAAACCCTTCTACCCCTGACGTCGTAACTAGTTTTGCTATCTCATTAGGAACTAAATACCCAATACGAGTACAGCTCAAAGGTAATTTGAACCGTGGGCTACTCCCCCACCGATTTGTTATTGCAAGTTCCAAGTACTTCGCATTAAGAGCAAGTACTTTATGCCTTCGTACAAACCTATATGCTATTTCATCTAACGCATGATATTTAGGCGTTTCTCCTATCTTTTGGTAAACACCCGTCATGGCGCCTTTAAGCCTGCTACCATCCACAGGCTCTGCATCTCTAAGGGCGCGGAATATTGGTACCGTCCACTCTGACTTAGGCATAATAGTCTCCTAGTCATTATCACAATAAGATTCTTGTACAGGCTCGTAATCAACATCGTATATCTCTCCTGTTTTAGTCACATCCCAATCTTTAACGCTATCGAACTGATCTTCTAAATCATCTTCGTCTTTAGCGATGATGTATGTCTCTATCTGTTGCACCCTATAGGCTCTAACTAAATAACGTTTCATTTCTATCTCCTGTTTAACATTCACCGTAAGATTTACCTACACCTGATTCACAATTCAATGGCAGGGTTTGTGCCCACTTCGGCCTCCAACGCATACACTCTTCGATGTACTCGCGGGCTTGAACGGCTTCAGACTCAGGCACAACACAAGCTACTGCATCATGTACTGTCAATACAACTTTGTACTTATTACCGATTTTTACCATCTGTTCTGCAATAACGCACCGTGCAAGGGCTTGGCAAATATTCTCAACTAACTTGCCCCCGTACAGATACACAATTCCTTTACGCGTCTTGTACTGATACTGGTCGTAACCTTTCTCGTTAATTGTTTTATACAAACTTTCGTAGCGTTGCCATAACCCGTTAGGTAACTTAAACCCCTTGTGTTCAGCAGAAAACTCTAGTACCCCCTTTATACCTAGATCGGCATAATGGTTTGTGTTTATAGATACAAGGCACTTCTGAGCCTGTTCCCACAACTCAGGTATTTTCCCGTAGGTTTGGCGGTACTTACTTATAATTCGTTGGCACTCGTCTAGTTCGATGCCAACCCCAAACGTCTTTAGCTGTGCTTGAAACTTACCTGCGCCCATGCCGTATCCTGCTCCCAAAATTGTCGTCTTACCTACAAAACGTTCCGAGGCAGTAATGTCCGCAACGGGCTTGTTATAAATACTTGATGCCATGATTTTATAAACATCTTCTTTGTTCTCGAACGCTTGCACTAGATCGGACTGCCCTGCCAACCACGCGACGATACGCGCTTCAATCTGTGATGAGTCAGAGTCGATTACTACGTACCCCTCAGGTGCTAGGATAGCTTTCTTTAGCTTGTTAGCATTGTCCCCACGGCTAGGTAAGTTTTGCAGGTTAATCTTGTCAGAGTTATGAACCAATTTACCGTTGGCTACAAATCTTTTCTTTGGTCCACAGTTAAGAATGTCATATACAGGGACGAGCATATTTTTTCCTTTGGGTGATTTCATCATCAGATGCGCCTTGAGATATCCAAAGCCTAATAGTTTCATAAGTTAAGTCAGGTCTTAATTCTTTTAACTTTCGTATTCGCTCACCATTTTTGGTGCGCTTGTACTGCCTCTTATTACGCGCCTGCTCTGCGGCTGTAGCCCAACGTAAGTTGCCGGGTTCATAGTGCCTATTGTTATCTATGCGATCCAGCGAGTACATACTTGATGGCTTTGTTCCTATATTGTCTGCTACCCATTCAGCAAAACTTCTAACGGAAGGGGAACTGAATTCTATCCCCCTACCTCCATAATTCGAGTATGAAATAGAATTAGGGTTGGTGCACCTCTGCTTTGCGGCAGCCCCTAAATGTAATAAATGCTTAAACGACAAGCCATATTTTTCATAGTAGGCGTCTTTTTTGTTACGTAGAACTTCAACAGCAGCCATTGAAGCTTTTTTAGCGATAGCCACCCTTACGTTATAAGGAACTTTTTCCATTTTTAGTCGGGAAGAGCATGAACGGCAACACTTACTTTTACCGTCAATTATCTCCCTCGCTCTTACCTCATAGTGTCTACCGCACTGGCACTCGCACAGAATCTTAGATTTAGTGGTTGTGTATAAATCTCCTAGTGGCTTCCACATCGTCTTCGTTAGGGCTTCTTGCAGTCGTGATTTTGTGATCTCCCTGCATCGCCTCTCGTAGGCTAATCTCTCCGGCGTCTGTGAATACGACATGATCCTCGGTTCCTGTTATTCCATCCCATTTAATAACCTCAGAAAAGCCACTGAACACAACACCTTCGTGTGTCACAAAAGCCCCGCCGTCCCAAACAAGGTCGTCTAAAAGAACATCCACTATGCGCTTTATCTCTACCCCGTTCTGTGTATTATATACAATAACCTCTGTGTCGGCTACTAAACAGCCACCCCAACGCCCTGTATGAGCCGCGTAATATTTAATGGGTACAGGTAGTGCGCCACGCTTAGCTATGTCTATAAATCTTTGTGTGCGTGTTTCTTCTAAA